CGAACTGCGCAAGGCGGGCCACCCGATCATCACGGAGCGGGTGGAGGGACGCAATCGCTACGGCGAGAAGTGCCACTGGGCGCGGTACAGGATGGGGGCGAGATAATGCTGGTAGAACAGGATTTATTCGGCAATGTGCGGGATAAGGTTCAGACGGCTATCGACATAGCGAGAATGTTTGAGCCGAAGGATGAACCGTACATACTTGCTGACAGCGGTGGTAAAGACAGCGCTTGTGTAAAGCGTATATTGGACATGGCTGGTGTTCAATACGAAGCTGTCTATAATGTGACTACCGTTGACCCGCCCGAACTTGTGCGGCATATAATATCACAGTATGACGGTGTGATATACGATATGCCAGATGGTTCGCATAAGTATTTCTTGGTTGTGAATGGGAAACTACAAAAGGCAGAACAGGCAGAAATGCCCTCCAAAGTGGTTCGTTTCACTATTCCGAAATACAATATGCGTCAACTGATTATTCAGAACCGATACCCGCCAACCAGACTTGCGCGTTATTGCTGTGCTGAATTGAAAGAAGCCACGAATCCTTGCAGAGTGACTGTAACGGGAGCGCGTCGAGCCGAAAGTGTGAACCGAAAGCAGAACAGCGGTGAGGTTGTTATTTTTGATGGCAAACAGGGCAAAGCGGCAGCGGAGGAACACAATGTAAATTTTATACAAACAAATCGGGGGGGGTGGTACTCAATTACGACGATGCCGCTTCAAGGCGCGTAGTAGAACAATGTTATCGAACTGCGAAAACCATAGTCAATCCTATTGCGGATTTCATGGATGCGGATGTGTGGGAGTTCATTCACAAGCACAACGTTCCATATTGCAAGCTGTATGACGAGGGCTTTTTGCGAATGGGCTGTATCGGTTGCCCGATGGGTAATAAGATAGGGCGAGAAATGCAGTTTGCCAAATGGCCACACATGAGAAAATATTATGTCAGCGCGTTCGACGAAATGCTAAAAGTACGAGCAGAACGTGGACTGGCCAACAAATTGAACTGGCAAAACGGCGAGGATGTAATGCGTTGGTGGATAAGCAATGCGGCGAAGATTGACGCAGACCAGATGCACATTGACGATTTGTAAGGGTGATGAGAACGTGAGGCTTGTAGACGCTGACAAACAGCTTGAATGGGTGGATTACATGAAACCCATACACGGTATAGGGTTGGAGCCTGTTGTTGCCGTTGAGACTGTGCGCGATTTGGTGAAAGGCTTTCCCACCATCGACGCTATCCCGGTGGAGTGGCTGGAAGAACATGATGGCGTAGACATTAGAGATAGCGATGGCAATATTTACGCACGAAGAAGAATAACCGTTGTAGAAGCATTGTCGATGTGGCAGAAAGAACAGGAGGCGCAAGATGGCTGAATTCGTCGAAGTAATGAAGCAGAAAAAGAGAATGTGCAATAAGACTCTGTGTTGCAAGTGTGACATATTCCGCCTTTGCGGAGAAGATATAGGTAATTGTTCGCAGTTTATATTAAGCAATCCGAGCAAGGCAGAAAAAATAATCATGTCATGGGCCGCAGAGCACCCGGAGCCGGTTTATCCGACGTGGGAGCAGGTTATTGCAGAAATATATTTGCAGAGTGGAAGAAACAAATATCACAGTATTGCGGAATGGGAAAGAAACGAGCACATTCCCGCCGACATTGCGAAGAAGCTGGGGATTGAGCCGAAGGAGGGAACATGACTACATATCAAGCAATTCCAATAATATTCAATGTGACGGCAATCATAATTAACATCATAAATATAATAATTATAATGCGACGGCGTTGAGCCGAAGGAGGGATAAGCTTGATGCCGAGGAAACTATCCAGCGAGGATATGCACCAGCTGCAGATCAGGCGTGATTCGGTCATTGACGCGACACCATACCGAGCATTGACCAATATCGGTGAGAATGACCGGGCCGATGCAGACGCATACAGGCTGATAAAGAGCATCCTGACCATCCTAAACGTGTCCGGGTATGACTTGATAGGCCGTCTACATTTGCGTGACAGAACGACGGGGAAGGAGTACAACTAATGGCGAGTACAAGGCCGTTGAAACTGGACGAGTGGGGCATTAGTTGGGAGGAGTACAAGGAACTGACCTATTTCTGCCTGCAGTACAACCGCAAGAAGTCTGATGCCGCCGCGCTGCTGACGCTGAAGCTGTCAACGCCTGTCCCGGTGATCTACCACAAGAAGGTGGGCGACAAGCGGGTGGAGTTCGGCACCTTCCTGCCCCACGGCAGCGGGCGCACAAGCGACCCTGTGGCGGCTACAGCGGCGAAGCGGGATAGGCTGCTTCGTGATGTGAGGATGATTGAACAGGCAGCCCGTGAAGCGTGTAGGGACGAAGGCGAAGGGATGTATGCTGCGCTGATAAAGGCCGTAACAACAAAATGCGGTGTTCAGGCGGTTTATGCGAATCCTGATATACGCCCGCCACGCAATGAAAAGTATTTCTATGCTTTGCGTAGGAAGTTTTACTGGATACTGCGTGAAATGAAAGCTGGCGATATTGAGGTGATGATGTAAATGGCAAGTCTGTTTGAAATGGATGTAGCGCATATACTGATGAAACCTCCGATCAAATGGTATGATGGGTACAAGGATGTTCGATGGGCTGTCACCTATCAAGCAACGTGCAGATATAAGAATGGCGGACATGGCAGATGTGATTTCATGGCGCATATATTTATGCCATCAAAACCATTCGATGGAAGCTATTTCAACTTCGAAATCAAATCAGGTAAGAATGATTTGTATTCAAACAAGGGCTTGAATTTGTTTGGTATGTACAATTACATCGTTTATCCTCGATATGCACTTGAATCTATGCCGGGCGCGATAACATATGATATTGTTGCCAAGAAGTTGAAAGAGATTGGTGGTGACCATGTTGGAATTATCTGCATTGTCAATCCTAATGAGTATATAGTCGAGCGAAAAGCAAAACGATATTACGGGGATGGAATGCCGCCAGAGATAAAAGCCTATAAATTCAAATAGGGGCGTATTTTTACCAACACAATGCAGTAAAAATGTGCTATTCTCCTATCGTGGCGAGACGGGGAAGAACCCGATCGCACTTAGGCAGAGTGTCCATGTGGCGAGCATGGGCGCGGGAGCAAAAGAGCGCGGGGCTTCTTCTTTCACCCGCGCCGCCTCCTGACGTTGGTGGGGACGTAGCAGGAGAGGCTTCTGGCGTTGAGCCTATCAGCGTTCACCAGTGTTCCTTTCGGACACCTCCTTTAAATGGGGCGGCACGTTTCTTGCGTAGCGTGTGACCAGCCCGTCCGTATGGTCCTCCCAGCGCGCTTATACTTTCACGCCGGGACTGGACATAGGAGCGAACCTGTTACCGGTGTACACGTCGGCAAACGTGGGCGGTAATGAAAGGCGAGTGTCGCTTCGGGCGTTGAGCGTATCAGCGTCCACCAATGGCGGTTAATGGCGTACAGTGATGCGCCAACCGCCTATTTTTATGCTTAGGAGGCATAGCATGGAAGAATTGAAGATCGTATACCTGCCGCCGGGGGAACTGACACCCTACGAGCACAACGCCCGCAAGCACGCAGAGGAAGACCTTGCGACAATTCGCGCGAGCGTTGAGCAGTTCGGATTCAGAGACCCGATAGCGGTATGGGGGCCGAAGAACATCATTGTTGAGGGCCACGGGCGGCAGATCGTGGCGCAGGAGATGGGGCTGGAAACGGTGCCCGTGATTCGGCTGGATGACATGACCGACGAGCAGCGCCGCGCCTACGCGCTGGCACATAACAAGACGGCTGAAATGTCGGGCTGGGACTTCACCCAACTGGAGGCCGAGCTGGCGGAGCTGGAGATGGACTTCGATATGTCGGAGTTCGGCTTCACACAGACCGACACAACCGCCCTTGATGACCTGTTCGCTCCTGCGGAAGAAAAGCCGAAAGACGAAGAACCCAAGGAGATCAAATGCCCGCATTGCGGGATGTGGTTCACGCCGTAATGCGTATTTATATGGCGGGGGGGGTATCGGGAAACCTAAAACCATTCTGGAAACACGTTTCAGCGATGCTCCAACAGGGCTACGAATACAGAGAGGCTTTTGATATTTCAATGAGAGTTTTTCTCGCAGGCGTTGAATCTCGCCACTGGATACAGGAGGGTTATGCAGATTTTTCTCGTGGGTCAGGCGTGGCTGCACCTACTAAGCCCGAAAATATTCGGGGGGGTTCAGATGAGTGATAGTATACCTCGCCGGAATACAGGGCAAACGCAAGGGGTTTGTGATAGATGCGACTGTTCTTGGCCGGGGTCGCCCCATGGCGGAGTGGGGGGGGGTACGACCCGATTATCCGCGAGCATAAGCCATTCATCCTTGAATCGTTCTTCTACGCTGATGATGACACGGAGCGCCTATTACCCTACTATGGCGATTTCCTGTTAGACAGCGGTGCGTTCACATTTATGATGGGAAAAGGCGGCTCACCAAACTGGGATGAATACGTCGAGCGGTACGCCGATTTCATCAACCGAAACAAGGTCGAGAAATACTTCGAGCTGGACATTGACAGCGTGGTCGGATATGACCGAGTGAAGGAGATTCGGCGCAAACTGGAAAGGTTAACCAATCGGCCTGTTATTCCTGTCTGGCATGTATCGCGTGGTCTGGATGATTTCAAGCGCATGTGCGACGAATATGGATATGTAGCCATCGGCGGCATTGTAAGCAAAGAGATCACACCTGAAAAATACGGGGCATTGCCGCCTCTGATCGCGGAGGCGCACAAACGAAACGCGAAGATTCACGGGCTTGGTTTTACTGCGCTGGAATGGCTGAAAAAATGCCACTTTGACAGCGTGGACAGCACGGCGTGGACAACCGGAAATCGCTTCGGCTATCTGTATTACTTTGACGGCCACACCATGAAGAAGAAGGATGTGCCAAAGGGGCACCGCCTCGGTGACAGCCGAGCGGCGGCCTTGAACAACTACACAGAGTGGATTAAGTTCCAGAAGTGGGCAGAGACCCACCTATAGGAGGAGCATGAAGAAAATTGTACTGCTATCCGGCGGCGTGGATTCCACGACCTGCCTTGCGGTGGCATTGCAGGACTGCGAGCCGGAGGATGTGCTGGCGGTCAATATGTATTACGGGCAGAAGCATCAACGCGAGATCGCTTCTGCCCGCCGTATTGCCGCTTATTACGGCGTTGAGATCATGGAGTTGGACTTGTCCGCCATATTTGCGAAAAGCGATTGTAGCCTGCTTATAGGCTCAAATAACGCTATTCCACATGAATCATATGCGGAGCAGCAGCGGGAGACAGGCGGCGGCCCGGTCAGTACCTATGTGCCATTCAGAAACGGGCTTATGCTTTCCGCTGCTGCAAGTATTGCGGTCAGTGTGGGCGCAAGTCAAATCTACTACGGGGCTCACGCAGACGATGCAGCTGGGAACGCATACCCGGATTGCTCCGTGAGATTCACGGAGGCTATGAACCGGGCGATATACGAAGGAACGGGTGGTAAGGTGAATATCATTGCGCCTTTCGTGACGTTCAACAAGGCCGCTGTGGTGAAAAAGGGGCTTGAACTCGGCGTTCCCTATAAAATGACGTGGTCATGCTATGAGGGCGGAGATAAGCCATGCGGAAAATGCGGCACCTGCATTGACCGCGCTAATGCTTTCAAAGCGAATGGAGTTGAAGATGTCTATGAATAAGATTCCCAACAGAGAACAGGTTTCGAGCATCACCATGATGCCAACAGCCTATGCCAAGTGCAAGATCGGGCAGGACTGGTACAAGTGCGACTTTGAGGTCTGGTTTGTGCCGGGTGAGTGCTACCCCGATTACATGGAGGTCAATTCGTTCGTGATGAGCGAAATTGACGGCAAGGAACTGAACATCGAGGAAGCGGCCCGCATCCTGTATGACCACCTCATGCAGTACCAGCCGAAGGAGCTGGAGGTCACCAATCACATCGAGGGCTGCAAGACCCACTTCGATGTTGATGTCACTATCGGATAACAAAGTGGTATGCAATAACCCACTATAAAAAACTACGGAGGAACAATACCTTGAATAACCTGATTATCATTTGCGAAGTCGTATTTGTTTTCACTGCCCTGCTGCTGTGCAAGAAACTGTTCGGGAAAGCTGGCGTGATAGCGTGGGTGCCGATTGCTACGGTGCTTGCCAACATCATCACCGCGAAGAACGCAGAGATCATCGGCCTGTCAACCGCCATCGGAACAGTCATGTTCGCATCGACATTCCTTGCTACAGATATTCTTTCGGAGTGCTACAGCATCGAGGACGCGAAGAAGGCTGTCAAGCTGGGCCTGTTCTCCGACGTGCTGCTGATCGTGGCTACGCAGATCGCCCTCTTATACAAGCCGAGCGCGTTTGACTATGCCAATGATGCCATGAAGACCCTGTTCAGTCTGAACCTGCGTATCAGCATTGCCAGCGCGGTCATGTACTATATCGCCAACATGGCTGATATTTACATCTTCAACCGTATCAAGCAGAAAACAGAGGGCAGAGCTCTATGGCTTCGCAACAACATCTCGACGATTCTGTGTAACTGCCTTGAAAACTTCGGTTTTATCGGCATCGCGTTCGCTGGCATCTATGACCTGCAGACCATTATCACGATTGCGGTCAGCACTTCGATTATTGAGGCACTGGTGGCTGTCTGTGATACGCCGTTCCTCTACATCGCAAGGCGTATTGGGTACGGTGGCCGGGCATGACTTATGAGCTCATAGGAATTGCCGGAACCATCCTCATACTGATTGCGTTCTCTTGTAACACGGAAAGGCAAATCAGAATTTTCGATGCTGCCGGCGCTGCCCTGTTTGTTGTATATGGCATATTGACGAGGACATGGAGCACGGCGGTATTGAATGCGCTGCTGATAGTTATACAGATCGTGAAGCTGCAAAAGAGATAAGGAGTGATTCACGATTGCGAAGGGCAAGTATCAAGAGTGGTTAACACCTGATGGATTGACCCGCATAGAAGGGTGGGCGCGAGATGGCCTCACAGACGCGCAGATTGCCGCTAAAATGGGAATTGGAACGTCCACCCTATATAAGTATCAGACCCAACACGAGGAGATTGTAGAGGCCCTAAAACGCGGCAAAGCGCCTGTTGACAATGATGTGGAAAATGCCCTGCTCAAAAGGGCTATGGGCTTTGAGTACGAGGAAGTCACCACTGAGATCATAGAGCAGTCTGACGGCAGCCAACGCAAGCACATCAAGAGAACAAAGAAGATGGTCGTACCTGACACAATGGCGGCGATCTACTGGCTGAATAACAGGCGGCCCGACTTGTGGAAGAACCGCAAGGCGGTTGAAGTGGATACAACTGATTCCGCGCCGGTGACAATCGTATGGAAACGCAGCTGAACCTTTATGACCTCATCGGCCCAGCGTTCGACGCGCTGGCGGATGACATACAGGCCCACGGGCATACTCACTATGATCTTTCAGGCGGGCGCGGCTCGCTGAAATCGTCGTTTGTGTCCCTGATCGTGCCGCCGCTACTGATAGGCAACCCCGGAACCCACGCGCTTGTGCTGCGCAAGGTAGGCAACACCATCCGCGACAGCGTATTCGCTCAATACATGTGGGCCATCGGCGAGTTGTGCATGGCGCACCTGTGGAAAGCGCAGCGCACGCCTATGGAGTTGGTCTACAAGCCCACGGGACAAAAGATCATGTTCCGGGGCGCGGATGACCCCATGAAGATCAAGTCCATCAAGGTGCCGTTCGGCTATATCGCAATCACGCATTTTGAGGAGAAAGACCAGTTCGCGGGCAGAGCCGAGATACGAACCATTCTACAGTCTACCATGCGCGGCGGGTCGAAGTTCTGGAATTTTGAATCATATAACCCGCCGATAAGCCGGGATAATTGGGCGAATAAAGACACGCTGGAAGTCAGGGCCGACAGGCTTTGCCACAAGAGCAACTACCTTGAAGCCCCGCCTGAATGGCTGGGCGAGCAATTCCTTTCAGAGGCAGAATACCTCAAAGAGACAAACGAACGTGCTTATCTGCATGAATACATGGGCGAGGCCGTGGGAACCGGCTCGGAGGTATTCGAGAATGTGACGGCGCGTGAAATCACGGACGAAGAAATCAGCCATTTTGACCGCGTCCTGTACGGGCTGGACTGGGGCTATTATCCCGACCCGTGGGCGTTCAACAGTGTATACTAC